ACCGAAGCGGGCGGATGTCGTGTGTTTTCATGGCCAGCCAAGGCCGTGGGACGTTGTGTTGCCGGCCAAACTGTTATGATATACTGTAACGAATCGAGGGCCGATTATGTCTAGAGTCATCAGAGTAACATCACCATCCGCTGAGCCTGTCAGCCTGAATGACGCTAAAGATCATTTGCGGGTGGATGGTACGGACGATAACACATTGATCTCACTAATCATCAGCGCGGCCCGCGATGCTGCCGAACGGTACTGCAATCGCGCATGGGCGGAGGCTACCTTCATCCAGTCTTTTGAACGATTCCCGATTGCTGGCCCTTTGCGCTTGATTGATATTGGCGCGAAGTCAGTTACCAGTATTGAATACATGGCAGACGATGGCACTATCGCCACGATTTCGGGGTCATCGCTTACCCTTGATTCAGACCTCGGCCTGATTGACTACGCGCTCGACTGGCCTGCCGGTACTCGCGTCAAGGTAACGTATGTTGCCGGCGCAAATGCAGACCAATCTGCACCAGAATACGTGCCAGAATCGGTCATCTTTGCCATAAAGTTGATGCTCACCGACTACTACGAGAACCGCAACGCGCAGCAATGGCAGCAGCTTTACGTTAACCCGACATCGGAGCGGCTATTGCACAGCTATCGTGTGGGGCTAGGCGTATGAAGTGGGTGCCGGGCGAGTTAGATCAGCGGATTAAGATCAGCCGCGAAGCCCTCACGACTGACGCAGGCGGAGGGCAGACAGTGGCGCTCTCCGTACTGACGACCGTCTGGGCCAAGGTTATCGCAAAATCAACCCGCGAGCGCGAGACAGCCGACCGACTTGATGCGTCTGGCTTGTATACCTTCATCATCCGCTATCGTGCGGACATTCGAGAAAACGACCGAATCACATGGGGCGGCAATGACTATAACGTGCGCGGCATTCCAAGAGAGGGCGGGCGAAAGCTCTACCTTGAGATAGATGCCGAGCGCGGGGTTGCGCTGTAATGGCACGTAATCGGGCAGCATCGGTTAAGCACGGCAAGCGTGGCGGCATAACTGTCTCGCTAACCGGACTGGATGAGCTAATCGAATTGCTCGGGGATGTTGCGCCACGTGAGGCAATCAATATTATGACCGCCACGATTGGTGGCGTAGCGCGAGGAATGCGAGACGAGATCAGCGAAGGCGCACCAAGCGACACGGGCACACTAAAGAAATCGGTATGGGCAGAAAAGAAGAAAGGTGACCGGAATACCGTGGTCTGGCACGTTAATATCGGCGGCGGCGGGCGAAAGTATGATGCGTGGTACTGGCGCTTCATTGAATACGGAACCGGCGCAAGTGCAAAAGGCGCACACGCCAGCCCTGAACGGCCTTTCGTTCGGCCTGTTGTCATGAAATACAATGCAGACATGGACAATATCATCCGCGAGAAGTTCGGGGTTGCCTTCACAAAGGCAGTTCAGAAGAAGATGAAAAAGGCGGCGATGGCATGAGCTATGAGTGGGCGATACAGACAGCCGTATATTCCAGGCTAAAGGGCGACAGCACCTTGATGGCGATGGTCAAGGGCGTATTCGATAGCGTCCCTCAAGTGATTGACGCAGGCGTTGCGGCTGATTATCCATACATCACGTTGGGGGAGGATATTCATCTTGAGTGGGATACTGACACAGAGCAAGGCAGTGATTGCACCATCACGATTCACGTATGGAGCCGGTACCGTGGCCGCAAGGAAGTAAAGGAGATTCAGGGCCGTATCTTTGATATGCTACATCGTGCATCTTTCACAGTTACGGGTTACAATTTAGTGGATTGTTTCTGGATCCAATCCGACTCATTCATGGACGCAGATGGCCTCACTCGGCACGGTGTCCAGACTTTCAGAATCATCATCGAGGACTGACATCATGGCAGCAAGCTACGGGCGGAAAGTTACACTTCAGTGGGGCAGCACCACGATTCCGGGTGTACGCGAGAAGGGTTTAACCATCAATGGGGAAGCCGTCAACGTGACGTCGGACGATGACAACGGTATTCAAGTATTACTGTCGGAAGATGCTGAGCAGTCTCACGAGATCAGCTTATCTGGCGTGTCCAAGAGTTTCGCATTGCGTGAAGCCAAGGCCGCTGGCTTGATTCAGAAAATGGTCACGCTGACCTATCCAGACGGCTACGTCATCACCGGCACATTCAACCTCGGCAGCTATACCGAAGGCATCCCGTACAATGAGGCTGTGACGTTCGACGCTACACTGTCAAGCACCGGCCCTGTTACGCATACATCGCCATAGCATCTAAGGGGTTATCATGGGACTGCCGTTCAAGTCGGTAACGCTACAGCACAACGGGAAGGATTATGTCGTTCAGCCCTCAGATGTTTGGGGGCTGATCGGCACAATCGAGACTGTCATCGGTCACACTAAGTTAGCAGTGGCCATCAATGACCGTGATATTCCGTTTACCAAAGTGGCGGGCGCGTATGCCGCTGCACTGAATTACGCAGGCGCGAAAGTTCAGCCGCATGAAGTGAGCATCGGCAGTGATGCCGGCGTGATCTTTCATCATGCCCTGGCCTTGTTCGAGATATTGAACATGGCGTTCCAGCCTGCCGGAATTAGTGCACAGCCTAACGAGTCGGGGGAGTTGAAGCCGGTTGCACCGGCGAAGAAGAAACCCTCTGCAAAACAGCGTTCCAAGTCTGGACGGGATGGGGGCTAAGTCCGCGAGAGTTCTGGGCATCGCACCCCACAGAATTCTGGTGGATTGCGGAAGAAAGAAAACGGATTGCAGACAACACGCCCGGCCAGTATGGCTCGATGAGCAAGGCTGAAGTTGAGCAGATTTACAAAGACGAATACGGCGAGGACTGATCATGGCTGGAGCAGCACCTAATGTAGCAGCCGTGATTGGTGGAGATGTCTCTCCACTTGTATCAGCACTCGACCAAGGCAAGCAGGCGCTCGGCAAGTTCGGGAAGGATGTCGATGATAATGCGGCAACCCTTGCGAAGTGGGGCGCGGCAGCGGCGGGAGCAGCAGCACTAGCAGTGTCGGCACTCGTCAAAGCCCAGATCAATGTAGCGGACAGCACCAGTAAAGCGAGTAAGGCCGCTGGTATTTCCACTGAAAACTTCTCGAAATTATCTCACGCCATGAGCCTCGGGGTTGAGGGCGGCGGCGACTTATCCAAGACGCTGCTGTCTCTTAATAAGGCTATCGCATCCGGGGCTGACGAGTTCAAAGACTTAGGCGTTGAGACTAAAAACGCAGATGGCTCATTCAGGTCTGCCGATGCCGTACTAATGGACATCGCCGACTCAATGGCGATGATGGGCGATGGCGCACAGAAAGCAGAGATCGCTACTAAACTGCTCGGGAAAACAGGCGCTGACTTGGTGCCGATGCTTTCCGAGGGCTCGAAAGGATTGCGCGCACTTGGCGATGAGGCGCAACGCGCCGGTCAGGTTATTGATGCGGAAACAGGAAAGGCAGCAGAGCAGTTTAATGACCAACTCACACGGCTAAAAGCACAGACAACAGGCCTTGGTAATGAGCTAATGAAGGGTTTGCTCCCTGCATTAACCTCAACAACGGATGCCTTGCTTGATGATAACAGCGCACTCAATTCAACTATCAAAACAGTGGCGGCAGCGGCAGGCGTTTATGCTGTTGTCACCATCGCACTGAATGCAAAAACAATCGCACTACGCGCAGCCGCAGCGGCTCAGGCGTTGTTTAATGTTGCGGCCAAGGCGAACCCCTACGCGCTCGCAGCAGCAGGCTTGACGGCGCTCGTTGGCGTGGTCATGGCCTATAACAAAGAAACGCCAGAGGCAGCAAAGAGGACGGATACCGTATCGACTTCTATGTCTCGATTCGAGGCGATAACCGTCAAGGCAACTGAAGCGATACGCGAGCAGAATATCGCGGCGGCTGGTATGACGCTGCCGAAAATTAAAGAAAAAATTGCAGACGTAAACAAAGAACTTGGAATGCTCAACACGTTGCAGCGGCGAGCAACAAAAGACTTTGAGCGCGGTGCCGTATCTGCCGGATTGGTCAAGTCGTACGATGAGCAGATCGCCCTGAAGAAAAAGCAGGTAGATGACTTGTCTGCATTGCTTGGCACAAAACAGGCAGCGCAAGACAAGAAAGACGGCATCAAAGACCCGAAGGCGGCTAAGGTTGAGAAAGCACAAGAGCTAGATTATCAGTACAGCGATGAAGCCATTATGTCATTCGTTGCGCTTGAAGGTGAGGCACAAGCCAAGTCAATCGAGGCTCAGCGGATTGCATCAATCGAAAAGCTGAACATCATCGGGGAGCAGTACGCCAGTGAAGAAGAAAAGCTAACGCTTAAACTTGAGACGGAAAACGCAGCGGTTGCGAACGCCCTCGCATTAAACGCCATCACCAAAGAACAGGCCGACCAGCTTGAACTTGAGAACCTGATGGGCTTTGAGTCTGCTAAATCAGAGATCGAAAAGCGCGAGGCAGACAAGCGTACAAAGCAGGCAGAGATGGAAGCGGCGGCGAAAAAAGCTATTCTGTCAAAAGCATTTAATGGCCTGACTTCGCTGATGAATAGCGGTAGTCGTAAGATGTTCGAGATCGGCAAGGCCGCTGCAATCAGTAGCTCGATTGTCTCGACATATCAAGGTATCGCTGAGGCTTGGAAGCTCGGGCCAGTGCTCGGCCCTATCGGCGCGGCGATGGTTGGCCTCGCTGGATTCGCTAACGTGCAAAGCATTCGCGCCCAATCCTTCGGCGGTGGCGGTTCAGCAGGCGGTGGCGGTGCCATGTCTAATACGCAAGCAATCAACGC